TTACGCACTAGGATCGACCCAATCTGGGTTTGCTACCCATTTTGGATCAGCACTAGGATCGTAGGTGTACCGATTGCCTGACCAGTTGCTAGGCGCATCCGTCACGCTGTCAGTCAGCGTAGCGTTGCTGGAATTCAAGTCGGCAATGTAAAAGTCGGGTGATGATGGGTCGCCAATCGTAATCTTGTCAGAACCCATATCTACCGCCTTGCTGTCCTCCAGCAGATACTTAGACAGCTTAGTCGCGTTTTCGGTGATGGTTTTCATGTCTTAGCCCTTTACTAATATTTCGGTTGCTGAAACTGCTGTGCCTGCGGTCACGGATGGCGAGGCCGCTGTTGTACCTATTGTACCGTCCGTTTGCACAAAATAGGTTTGCCCTGCGGTCAAGCTGGTCTGTTTGTCGTTAACTGAGCCGCCTAGCTGAATGGTCGCTAGGCCGTTGTCGGTGCAGTTATTCTCCGCAAAGCCAATAAAGTTTTCTGAGGTAAGGTTCGGGGCGCTATACCCTGTCTGAAATACAACAGCCGTGCCATAATCGGAGTTAGCATCATCCTCATAAGCTATGACAACTTTCTCAGCGTTAGAGTCATAAACAGCCGCAATATACAAAGTAGAGGCGGCTTCAAATACAGTGGCACTATTAAAACTAATAGACGTACCGCTAACCGCGCCAGCGATAGCTGTGCCATAGTTTGAGTTACCGCCATCACGATACGCGATAACTACTTTTTGAGCAGTAGAATCATAGGTGGCTGAAGTTTCACTGGTAGTTCCGCTTTCAAACACAACAGCCGTACCAAAGCTAATATCTGTACCGCTAACTGTGCCTACAATGGCTGTTCCTTGCGCGGAATTAGGGTTATCTTGATAGGCAATAACTACTTTTTGAGCATCTGAATCGTAGGCGGCGGAAATCTCCCATGAGTAGGCAGACTCAAAAACAGCGGCAGTGCCGTAGCTAATAGACGTTCCACTTACCGTTCCTACAATAGCAGTTCCGTAATTAGAATTACCACCGTCTTTATAAGCAATAACAACTTTTTGGGCATTAGAATCATAGGCAATTGCAATCGTTCCATCTTCAGTGGATGCACTTTCAAATGTTGCAGTAGGCCCAAAGCTAATAGAAGTCCCACTAACCGTCCCGACAATTGCTTTACCGTGATTGGAATCTTCAGTGTCTCTATAAGCAACAACAACTTTCTGTGCGTTGGCATCATAAACGATTGCAGTATCTGCGGTAATTCCAGATTCAAACGCTGTTGCACTGCCAAAGCTAATAGAAGTCCCACTTACGGTTCCAACAATGCACGTTCCTTTTTGGGAGTTGTTAAAATCGTTATAAGAAATAACAACTTTTTGAGCGTTAGAGTCGTAGGTAATTGAAATATGTAGCGTTGATGCGCTTTCAAAAACCACTGGAGTACCAAAGCTAATGGAATCACCGCTTACCGTTCCTACAACGGCTGTTCCATAGCTACTGTTACCATCGTCTGTGTAAACAATAACAACCTTCTGCGCGTTAGAATCATAAGCCGCCGCAACATAACGAACAGCCGCACTTTCAAACAAGGCGGCAGTACCCGCAGACTGTGAAACAGGGATTTCCGCAACCTGTGCTACATCGCCGTCTGCCTCGACAATGCACGGCTTGCCAGCAGTGATCGCACCCTCTGCTGTTAGCTGAACCGTGCTGGCTGGTGCATTTAGCTGTCTGCCTAGATAAGTCATATCAGCCCTTCACTATCAGCTTAGTGGATGTAACAGCCGTGCCAGCGGTGACGCTGGGGCTATCCGCTGACGTACCTATCGTGCCGTCTGTTTGGACAAAATAAGTTTGGCCGGGTGTCAGGCTAGACTGATCTGGGCTGACGCCGCCCTTGATTAGCACGGTGGCTGTTTCTGTGTCAGCCGCCGCGTACTCTGCAATGCCTATATAATTTTCGGAAGTGAGATTGGTCACATTAAATGCCACTGGACGCATAATGTTTGCAACGCCGTACTGTTCACTAGTACCATGAACTGAACTTTTTTCTCTTTGATACGCCACTAAAGAAAAATTCAAGTTGGTGTCAAAGTCGGCACTTACGTCTTGGACATAGCCAAGGTTGTGAAAGGCTACCCTAGAAGTAATTGACCCAAGATAAGGTGAACTCGTGCCGGTAACTGTTCCCTGTACAACGTAACCCTTCCCGCTGTCTGCACTGTCTGCGAAAAAGATATTCATTTTATTTGTGGCGCTATTGAAGCAGATATCTATACTCCTTGTTCGGGATACTTGGCCGGTCTCAAAATCAACTGACCCTCCAGCAAAACTTACGGATGTGCCACTAATCGTTCCTATGGTGACAGCCCCATTTTGGCCCCCACTGTTTTGTGCGTAAATAACAGCAAATCTGCCTGCGCTTGGATCAAAGGCCGTACCTGTGCGAACGCTACGCATATCGCCGCTATAGAAAACGGTAGCACTGCCAAAGCTGATACTTGTCGAACTGACAGTGCCAACAACCGCCGTTCCATAAAAAGAGTTGCTGTTATCGCAATATGCAATAAGAACCTTCCCATTTGTGCTGTCATGCTCGCAACTGATGACTGTGGTTTCGCCTGCCTCAAACTGAGCTACTGAGCCAAAACTCACACTCGTACCTGAGATAGTTGCTACAACAGCCTTGCCTTTAGAACTGTCTGCGTTGTCTTGGTAAGCAATGACTACTTTGTTGTTAGTTGAGTCGAAACAGGAGTCAATGTGTTCTGAGGATGCAGACTCAAAGGTAGCCGCGCTACCAAAGCTGATAGCCGAGCCACTTACGCTTCCAACGATTGCCTTGCCTTCTGAGCCGTTAGTGTAAGAAATTAACGTCTTGTCGGCGTTGCTATCGTAGGTACAGGCAATCCAATTGGTGCTTGTAGAGTTAAAAACTACGGGAGTGCCATAGCTTCTCGTCCCATCAGAGCTTGGAGTGCATACTATTGCAGTGCCATAAGATGAGTTGCCGCCGTCTGAGTATGCAATAACAAACTTGTTTGCCGTGCTATCGAAAACAGTCCTGATGTAAGAGGTTTGCGCTGACTCAAAAACAGATTCTGTTCCTGTTATGGTCGAAAATGTGGTCTCTGAGATTTGCGCCACATCACCATCAGCCTCAACAATCAAAGGCTTTCCTGCGGTAATTGAGCCGCTGGCCTTAGCCTTAAACCTTCTTGGTAAGCTGTCTCCTATAATTTTCATTCTTTGACCACCAATTCCGTGGCTGATATAGCCGTGCCAGCCACAACAGAAGGAGTTGCCGCTGTCAGGGCTAATGTGCCGTCTTTTTGCACAAAGTATTGCTGGCCTGCTGTCAGGCTGGTCTGGTTACGGTCTATGCAACCTACCACTGCTATGGTGGCATCTTGCCCATCCGTGTAGGCTTGATCCGTTATGCCTATGTAGTTTTCTGTTGTAAGGTTTGTGATACTGCTTGCCGCTTGGAAAACGACACTTTTGCCTTTATTGGAGTCACCCTCGTCTTCATAGAATATGACTGTTCTTTCTGCATTGGCGTCATACGCAATGCCGTATTCGTCAGTCGCACTGTTTTCAATCACCAATGCGGTGTCAAACGAAATAGAAGTGCCGCTTACCGTTCCGGTTATGACAGTTCCATAATTAGAGTTATCAGTATCTTCATACCCTATGACAATCTTACCTGCACTCGCATCATAAGCGGTTGCTGTTGTGTTTATGCCTGCCGCCTCAAAAACCACGGCAGTGCCAAAAGTAATATCCGTACCGCTGACTGTACCGACTATTGCAGTGCCGTAGTCTGAATTTGAGGTGTCTTTATACGCAATGACCACCTTTCCAGCACTGCTATCGTAAGCCGCAGATATACGGATTGTTGTGGCGCTTTCAAACTGAGCCTGAGTGCCGAAGCTAATACCCGTTCCAGAAACAGTTCCCACCTTAGCGACTCCGGGCTTGCCTGATCCTTGAGCATAAACAACCACAGTTTTGTTGTTACCAGAATCATAAACGGCATCTGGAGTGCCATAATCACTGTCTGTTGCAATTGATGTTTCTGACCCAAAACTGATGGAGGTGCCTGATACAGTGCCGACGATAGAATTTAAAGTGCCGCTATTTTGATAAACACAGACAATTTTCTGTGCAGTAGAGTCATAAGCGGCGTGGCAGTCTCTTGTTGTCGCGCTTTTGAATACAACAGGCGACCCGAAACTTATTCCTGTACCCGAGACGGTGCCGACGATTGCAGTGCCGTGTTGACTGTTAGTAAAATCTGTATAGAAAATGACAATCTTGCCAGCGTTGACATCATATACTGTGCTACATTCTAAGGTAGTTGCACTTTCAAATACTACGGGAGTGCCATAACTTATTGAGTTATCGCTACTGTCAACTGTTCCAACTGCCGCAGTGCCGTATGAGCTATTGGGTACATCTCTGTAAGCCACTACTATTTTTTGATTAACAGAATCATACGCCGCGCCAAAACTAATATTTTGACTGTTTTCTATTGCAACTGGTGTTCCAGCGGCTTGCGACACGGCAGTTGCTGAGACTTGCTTTACCTTGCCGCCTACATCATTGATCGCAACAACAGCCTTGCCATGATCGCTATCGGTTTGATCGTTGTATGCGATAACAATTCTTTCTGCAACAGAGTCATAAACGGGTGCAAGGTAAATACCCGCGCCAGTGTTACCAGAAAAAATTATGGCTTCGTCTGATCTGATTAAGTCAGCACCAGAAACAGTCAGATACGCAAAAGTCGCATTGCCATCTGCACGATCTTTATACGCTAAACCCATTTTATTTGCCGCAGAGTCATACGCCAAAGCAATTGAGCTTGTTGCACCGCTTGTGCCAGAATTAAACGTCAGAAGATTGCCCGTAATGTTTATTGAGGTTCCGCTTACCTCTGCGGAGACAGCCTTACCTTGATAGCCATCACCCCCGTCAGCGAAGGCAATAATCACTTTGTTTGCACTGCTATCAAACGCTATTGCAATGTAGTAAGTGCCGCCATTTTCGTAAACATTCGCTGAACCAAAGCTGATTGATGTCCCGCTCACGGTTCCTACGATAGCCGTACCTTTGTCTGAGTCACCGCCATCTTTGTAGGAAAGAACCACTTTGTTGTTTGAGCTATCAAACGTAGCCGCAATATAAGTAGACTGTGCGCTTTCAAACACCACAGGGCTACCAAAGCTGATTGATGTCCCAGAAACAGTGCCAATCACGGCGTTGCCATAACTGGATGAACCGGGGTAACAGATAACTACTTTGTTTTCATTGCTGTCGAAAGTAATCGCCGCATCAACAATGCCGTATGAAACAAACACAACAGCAGAGCCAAAGCTGATTGACGTTCCTGATACAGTGCCGACAATAGCTGTTCCGTAGTTTGAATTGCCTCCGTCTTTGTAGGCAATAACAACTTTGTTGTTGCTAGTGTCGAACGTGCATCGTATGTGTTCGACTGAGGCTGACTCAAAAACTACGGGAGTGCCGAAAGAGACGGTGTTGCCAGAAACAGTGCCGACCACCGCCGTTCCATAGTCAGAGTTACCGTTGTCCTGATAAGTGAAAACGACTTTATTGTTGGAACTGTCAAAGGTTCCCCAATAGTAATAAGTGCCAGCGGCCTCAAACTCTACGGGACTGCTCAAGGTAGGCGCACCGGGAGCGGTCACGATCACAGGCTTGCCTGCCGCTATAGAACCATCTGCTGTCGCAGTGTAGAAAGCGTCGAGTATGTTGGGGTCGTTACCAATAAAGCGCATGGCTTAGACCTAGCTTATCTCTTCGTAGCTAACAAAAACCTTGAGGTCGTTTGCGGCACTGGCTTGCGCCCCAAGACTGCGATCCTCTTCTAGATACAAAGAAGTATTCTTGTCGATCACTACAAGCGTTGAGTCCTGCGGCACAGAAACCGTTTTAACAATCTCTGTAGCAGTGCCGCCAATATCGTCTTGGCTGTAGTAACTGACTGTAATGTCCGCCGCTACAGACCCGTCTACATTTGCGACAGTAAGGCTGTTGATCTTAAACACCTTGCTAGAGCTTGCGGCATTAGACACCACAGCGGTGGCGTTAGTGTCAGTCAAGCTCACCACAGCAGACTTGCCTGTAATAGTGGCGACATTAACAATGTTTGGTGCGGCCATTTTCTATCTCCTATCCAAATACAATAGCCATAGCGATGGCTTTGCCCGTGTTAATTCCTGCGGCTCCAAATGACAACTTGCCAGAGCCATCTGTCAGTAACGCCTGCCCACTTGTTCCGTCTCCGTTAGGAAGCTCTAAGCTATAGGTGGCACTAGCAGAGTGAGGTGGCCCCTTTAGGGTTACACCGTGACTGTTTGACTCGCAATTAAACCTGATCGCACCAGCGTTCGTATTGCCGTAAAGCTCAGTAAAGCCAGTGCCATTCGGAAATAACTGTATGTTGCCGTTGCTGTTTGTGGACTTAATAGCGTTGGTGTCAATCTGGAGGTTCTCAATCGACACCACGCCATCTGCGTCTTCAAGTACTGACTTGTCAGCAGGATATGTCAGGATGACATCTTTAGTTCCTGCGGAGAAGTTGACCGCACTGTTGCTATTAGAACTCGACAGCACCGCTGTACGGGTTATCGTGTTACCGCTAGTAGCATAAGTGCCAAGACCAACCTCAAAGGCGAGGTTGTTGTTGTCAATGATCGCGTAATAAGTTGTATCCGCATTAGACAGAACAGAAGCAAAAGTACGGAAGTTAGGCTCCGCACCACCAAGAGAAACTGCCCCGGTGCCTGTTGTGGTGGTGGTTTCTTTTACGCGATCCGCTACGACCAAGGCCATGACTAGGCAATCCTGATGATGGCGTTAGATGCGTCAGCCGTTGGGAACACAATCGTGAAGTCGCCAGCACTGGATGACTTATCAGAACCAAAGTCCAACACCAAAACGGTGTCTGTCGTACCAGAGCCACCGCTGGTTGTAGTGTTGTATATCAATGCTCCACGCGCCGTCAGGGTGCTAGAAGAGAACGTGAGGTCTGAGAAGTCGGTCAGGGCTGTCGTTCCAGACAGGGTTGGGGTCACATTGGTTAGTGTCCCGCCGCCTGCTGAGTAGCCTGTACCACTGATCTCATTACTGGTTGTGTACGCTGTGGTTGCCGCATTAAAGCTGGCTGAATTGGTGTACATCGCCAGCTTGAACGTGTGAGCGCCGTTTGTAAAATTGTGAGCGCCAATAAGCAGTTCTTGCTTAAACGACGAACACATGAAGTTTCCGCTGAAAGCCATATCACATTCTCCTGATTAGTTCGGCTAAGTCTTTTTGCCCTGCGTCCAGAAGGGCGTTATACACTGTAGTTCGGTCGCTATTTGCGGCCTCTTTCATGTAGAAAACAAGAACCGCTCTGATGTGATCCTTGAAAGCCTGCGCCTGTGCCTGTACCTCTGGCAACGCAGTATCAGCTACAGAGATGATCTTATCTAAGCATCTCTCAGCGATCTCGTCTGGGGAAAACCCCCTGTTCTGTGTTGTGTGTACATTAACGCTACCCACCTCAAAACCACCGCTAACGCCAATCATGCTCTGACTTTCCTTACTTCACCTGACCTGTAGCTGTCTGTCGTGCTGTAGCCTTCGCCCAACTGCTCCAGATTAGCCAGCGCCTCCATGTACCTTTGGCTGTACATCTGCATCAGATCAGGGTCGCCCTTTAGATAGGTGTACGCCTCGACAAGACAGCCATACAAAAGCGTGGACTCTGCGTTGGTGCCGAGCCAGCTTGTGCCATCTCCAGATGCGGTGATTGAGGTGGGTTTGTGGAAGTAGTGCAGTTCTGCGTCATAGGCAGAATCAGGGGTGGGGCCGAGAATAAACGCGGTGCGGCTGAAGATGCCGTAGTACTTGGGCGCTCCCTGCGTTGTTGTTAGCGGGTACGCCTGACGTATAAAGTTTACGTCCTTGAACATCAGATACTCAAAGCCAGAGTTGTCGATGGCTAGTGAGTAGGGTGTCAAAAAATCCGTGGGCATGATGAGGTACTGGTTGCCGCTCGCCACAGACCCAGACACATTCTTGCGAAAATCAGGCAACTGGATAGCTTTGAGAATCTTGTCCTCTGCCTGCGTAATGATTGTTGTCAAATTACTGACGAATGTTGTCTCGTTTGACTCTGTATAGTCCTGTATGGCCTGCTTTAAAGTCGTAAGGGTAAACGCCATCAGGATGTCTCCACGGTTACTCGACCAACAGCACCTGTCATATCAAGGCCGACAGTGCGGCTTCCAAGCGCCGTGTTGCCTCCCCCGACAGGATCGAACGCAGATAGCGCACGACTCTCATCAATACTGCCATCAGGTCGCGGAAAGCGTAGCGCCTGCGGGTCGCTTGCATTGACATCCCCCAGCTTCAACTGCGGCTGATCTTGATCTACAACGTCTCTGCCGACTAGCAGTCCGTTCCAGCGACCGTCCTCAATCTGCCTGACCAGATCACGCAACGGGTATCGAAACCCTGTCCGGTCACAAAAGCCAAATGCTTTCGATCCTTTTGCGTAACTGCTCATAAGTTGTTATATCCACCGGGAGCCATATACAACGATGCTTTTTCTCTGGAAGCGTCTGCCGCTAGATTCCACTGCTCCTCGTACACCTCTCTGAGTGCGGGTGCCAAAGGTATCGACTCAGGTTTCTTGCTCGCTATGTAATAGGCCAGACCAGCCACCATGCACGGCAGATACCGCGCTGGCACATCCATGTTGTTGGATGCTGGCTTTCCGGTGTCCTCTATTCTGTCTAGGTAGTAATACGCAAACGTATAGGTCGTTGTTGCGTCTGGCACGGGCCAGAAGTGCAACGTCAGTCCTGTCGGCTTGCGCTCAACGTAGTACTGTAGCGGTCTGCCTTGTGTCAGCTTGTTGGTCTGGTGGGCATACTGGCTCACCGAGATTCTCTGCATGGTCAGGTCAGACTGCTTGGAAGTGTCGCCTGCGTCAGTCCGCAACAGTCCCTCTATGATGTCTTGCTTCTCAGAGGTCAAATCGTATGACGAGGTGCCTGCGGCCAGAGTCTGCGTGGCATCTCTTACTGTCCACAAGTTAAGACCACGGTTCTGCCACTCCAGCATCAACAAATCCAGACTGCGCCGTGCTGTCCGGTAGTCGTAGCCGCTTCGTAGCTCAGAGCCTGCCCGCTCAAACGCCTCCTCAAATATATCTGACAAGTCAAGAGTAAAGGCTGTCGTTCCGCTAGTCGCCATCAGACCTTCCTTCCTCTCGTCCTGCCTCTACGAGCCAAGCCGTTCCTGCACTTAGCCTTCTTGGTCTTTTTTGACTTGGGCGCATTCTTGATCTGCTTGCCCATCTGCGCTCTGCTTATAGGCATATCATCACCAGTTCTTACAAGACCAATAACGAGCAGACATCTTGCTTGGCGGCTTGGAGTCGCACTTGTGTCTGGCACGGAAAGACTTACGCCTTTTCGGCTGGCTCTTCTTGATCTTCATGTTCTTGTCGCCATAGCGGATGATTTTTTCTTTACCATCCTCACACGCCTTAACCATAAACTTCTTCTTGGGGTGGCTGGGCGTTCGCTTTGGCTTGTTGCACGACATGGACTTTTTATTGACCTTGCCGCCCGACTTGTAATACATGCGCATTACTTTCGATGCCTCGACGTTTTCTTAGCTACCTTCTTGGGTTGCTTTGAATGTTGCTTGCCTTTCTTGGTATCTGCGCGTTTTTTCCGCGTAGTCGCGGCATACTCTTTGTCGGAAAGAGACTTGATGGCTTTCTCAGGAAGGTAACGCTCACCCGTAGCTTTCTTGCCTTGGGTGCTGGGCTTGCCAGACTTGGTGCGCCACTTCTGCTTAGTCCAGTTCTTGAGGGACTTTTGCGACTTCTTGAGGGCCATCAGTCTCTGTATCCTCCCCCAGCTTTCTTGTACGCGGCGGCAGTCATTTGCGCTTTTCTAGCAGACCACTGCCCCGGCTTTCCACCCTTACCGCCAGCCTTTATTCGATTGAATATACGCTTACGTAGTCCGGGTTTGGTGTAGTTTCCAGCCTCGTTAACGCGAGACTTGGACTTCTTCTTTTTGGTTTTTCCGCCTTTCTTGTAATACTGTCTCATCAGCCGTAATTCTTCTTCAGTTTCAGAACGACAGAGTAAGTGTCGCCACTACTCGCGCCTGTGGTGGTAAAAAGAAGATCGCCCGTCTTGCCAGAAGCGGCGGCAGTGTTGGGCAGACCCACAAACTCAGAAAAGTCGAGCGTGTCGCCATAGTCAGCGATTAGCTCCCACGCCAGAACATTGGTGGTTGCATCGCAAAAAATCTGCACACCCATGCCTTTGGTCGTGTACCAGATGCATTCTATATTGACGCTGGTACAGGCACCCTTACTTGCAGGGTCTGCGCTTAACGCCGATACATCCACCTTGGCTACAGCCGACTCACCGGAGCCATCACTGACATTGGTGAAGTGCATAACTGCTGTGCGAGGGCCATCCTCAATAATCTTGGTTGTGACTACATCAGCCATCTTGTCCTCCAGATAAAGGGGGCCATGCCCCCGTCAGTTTATGATGCGTCTGAAGTGGTAGAGATACCAAGAAACTTGAGGACAATAACTGTGTCACCGCCGGGGTCGCCCGAAACAACAATCTCTACTTCGTCTGCCGTTTCTGTAGACGCAGTGGTTGTGCCGCCAGACATGCCGAGAACACCGTTACAAGGGAAAAAGCCCTTAAATCCTGTTGAGTTTATGGCGGGGGAGATGCCATCAACAAAACCGTCAGTATCAGCATCCGTGCCAATGTCATTAAGAGTGACAGAGTTTGAGGCGGCAGTGGTAACAGCAACCAATACGCCCATAGGGATGAAGTTTGAGGGGATACCAATAGCGGCTTCTTTACCTGTCGTTGCACCGTTAGCTACGGTAATCGTCGCCTCATAGGTGGATAACGTCATGGTACTGGTAATAGCGCCAGTAGTGGTGTTTTTGGTGATGTCTGAGAACCCGTTTTCAGATCGAACGGGGCCAGTAAAGGTAGTGTTAGCCATGTGATTCTCCTGTCGTGGCTAGAGTCTAATGTTCTATGTGGAACAATTAGTCAGGGAAAAAGGGGGCCGAAGCCCCCGTGCTATTAGGAAGTTCCGGGCGAGCCGTAAATTCCGAGTGGATCAGATACGCCGAACGAGTAACGAGCGCGAGCTTTGTAGCGCACGTTTCCTGTGTCGAAGTCTCCGTCCATTGAAGTTTCAAGCGCGGTGCGCTCAAAGTGCTTCATGCCGTTCGGTACATCGGTAATCAAGAAGAAGGCATTAACGTCAGTCAGGAAGTGATTGACAGAGTAGCCTTCTGGAATTGACCCGTTGTTGCGAAGGGCGTTGATGTCGTTGTCAGCAGTTCCGACTCGACCTTCAGTCTCAAGCAAACGAGTTGCTACAAACTGGAGTGCGGGGGGAACAATCAAACGACGAGGTCGTGCCGCGATCAGCAGTCCACGCTCATCGGTAAATGCGGCGATGTTAATCACAGCATCTTCCAGTGAGGTTTCATTCAGATCAGCCGCAACGGTAGGACGGTTGGAATTAGTTCCACCGTTTACCAGCGGGTGAGCTGTGCTGAACAGCGTTACGCCGTCACCAGACTGGAAGGTGTTGAAACCGTTATTCAACGGATTCGCTGACTTCACTTGCTTGGTATGCGCCATTGCCCTTGCAAGAGCTTTTGTATATCTTGCAGACAATGAATCATATAGATTGTCCTCCATTGCTTCTTCTGTGATGGAGAAGCCGAGAGCAATCGTTTCGTGATTATACCTAGCAGTGAACGACTCTTGCGCCGAGTCATAGCTGATGGCCGCGCCTTCAGCTTTAACTGGTGCGGCACCAAAGCCGGACAGCTTCACTTCTTCCTCAAACGAACGCTCAGATGATTCAGTTTCGTAAATCATCGTGTGTTCGTCGTCATACCGCTCATACTCCAACCCAAATAAGGCGTTGAGGCCGGGGAGCAGTTCTTTCAACATTTGTGCGCGTGAAATAGCCATTTCCTAAGTCTCCTTAAACGCCCAGCTTGGTTTCGTAGGCATGGCTAAGTGGGAGGTACGTCACAATACAGTCGGTGAAAGCATCACCTACCGTACTCTTAGGCCCATCCACGAAGTCCACAATACGAAGCGGAAGCGAGTTGGTGGTTGCGATAGAGCCACCGTCGAGAGCATTCTTGCTCCTTCCGATAGCGGTTGAACCAGCAGTGCTAACAGCAGAGACGTTGTTACCCAAACCTGTCTGAGCAATTGCCTCGTCTGCCTGCATTTGGAACAACAGCTTAGGATCATCCACGACATAAGCCATGATGTCACTTGCCGCTGTTGAAGCAGGGAAATACTGGTTAAAGGTTAGCTGACCAGTGCCCGGATCAGTGTAGGAAACGCCGACAAAGATGCCGACAGTTCCTGCCACGACAGCAGTAGTAACTGCCGCCTTTTCCAGAGTACCAGTAGCAACCAGCTTGACGAAATCGCCATAAAAGATGTCTGTGGCATAACCACTGGCAATCTTGATATGGCGCACTTTTCCGGTGAAAGAACCAGAAGCACTAAGAGTGCCTACGGGTTCTGCACCCATCGGAGTAGCCGCTGTAGCCATTTTAAGTCTCCAAACTTAGATTAAAGGCCAAAGCTCTCCGGTAAACCGGAGTCAACTTCGACCAAAGGTAGTCCGAGTTGACCGCTCAGGATTGAGAACGGGCATTCGGGGATCGTTTTGCTTTAAGAAGTTGTTGTCTACAGACTCCATCTGGCTATCGGCAACCCGCTGATAATGAGCTTCCCTCGCCCCTGCATTAGCCTCTGGCTGTTTGCATAGGAGAAGTCCTCCGATTTCGATGTTCCCTTTGAATCGGGAGTCGATGTCGGACATTACCTCTAGCTCTGGATGATCTTCTGCTTTTACAGGAACCCAACCCTCCCGAAACGCTTGGGAGACGTTCGTGTTATCCGCATGGCCCAATGTACTGGTGCGTATGTACCTGAACACCCATCCGTCTTGCGGAGCAGGGGTCGGCAATACGGAGGCCGGAAGCCACGAATCGCTAGGTCTTGTTTCAACTTCTCTGGACTCTGCGTCCCTGTTAGTGCGCTGTTCTGCCATTACTGAGCCTCCTTAACAAGCTGGTTGGCATATTGTTCGGGTGTTAACCCTAACCTCTTGGCTAGACTTAGCTGAGTGCGAGTCAGCTTCACCTTGCGTGGCTTTGCGCCGTTATTCCGTGAGGACGGCGCTGTGACCACGGGGGGACTTTTAGTGACGGGTTCTTCCGTAGAAACTTCCTCGTCACCAAAGTATTCTGGAAACTTAGAGCGCATCGTGCGATCTATAGTCTCAAAGTATTCGTCGGAGTTGGGGTCATACCCCTCGTCCCTGACAAGCCGCTCATGGATACCATACGCCAGAGCAGTCATGTCTTTTTCCTGACCGAACCACGGGTTGTCAGTAGCCCATTTAGCCGCTTTTTCGGTTGGCTGTGGTGGCGCTTGAACCTGTGGCTGTGGTTGCTGTACTGGCGGTTGCGGCTCTGGAAAACGCTGTGGTTGTTGGGCAAGTCTTTGCCTTTCAGCGTTCATCTGGTTCATCTGGTAATCCGCAGACTGAAACTCAGACTGAGCCTTGATCATAGCCTCTTGGGCTTCGACAACCTTATCCGTATTTCCTTCTTCGTATGCTTGGCGATAATGACTTTTAGCTTGCTCCAGCGCCAGATTAGCTCGCTCTCTAATCTGATGAACCAGATATCCCTCGCCTTCTTGGATGATCGCATGATACTTCTTGTTCTCATCCGCATACTTCTGTGCAACCCTGACAGCCTCTTCGCGCATCTTCTCAGCGGCTTCGCGTTGCCTACGCTCCTCATGTTGTTGATAGCGTAGTTTATTAATGCGCTTTTTGACTTTGTCTGAGTAACCCTCCAGTTCTTCATCGTCTGATTCAACTGTCTCCTCCTTGGCTTCTTTGGCCGGAGGACGACGATCCTCTGGGGGCCGGTCATCTACGACTTCGACATCAACATCGGTTTTTTCACCACCAATGGTTGTCTTGACACCGAAAAACTTGTCCTCAGTGGACATGGTTTGTTCTTCCATCTGCTCTTCGCTCATACCTTCACAATCCCCCTTGGGTCTTCAACTACTGCTTCAACGCTATCGTCATTGATAAGGCGAAACTCCTTACCATGAACCTTAAATCGCGTTCCACTGTATGAGCGCATCAGCACCCAATCACCTTCCTCACACCACGGGCCGCTTGGAAACCGCTTCTGATCTCCATAAGCGTCAGCGCCCATCTTCACAACGAATCCACACACAGAGCCAATCTCTTCTATGTGCAGGGTTTCTTTTGCTTTGAGGATGCCCCCCTCAGTTTTTTCGTCGGGTTCTGGCAGAGCAATGAGTAATTTGTAACCTTTGGGTTCGGGTAGTTGCTTGGCAACCTGTGTGTCTTCTTCAGTCATAGTCCGTTCCTGCACCAGAGATAGGTGTCTGGTGTCACCATGCGTTACCTTGTGTAACGAATTACTCGCGCTCTATCCTTTCATCTAGGTCTAGTAGCGTCCTTTCTGCAAAGGCAAGCCCTTGGATGATGCCCACGTTACGAGAATACTCGTCCATGTCCTTGCAACCGCCCACCGCCATGTGATCTGAAACCTCGTTCATCTGGGTTCTCAGGTCGTTTTGTATGGCTTGTAGGACGTTATTCGTTGCCTTTTTCGTCATCTAGGGTGTCCCTGATTAAGTTGAATCCAGCCTTGAAGCCCTCTATCTCTTGCTGGGTTTCCTCTTTGGAATCTTGCATCGCCACCTTTGCGGCGAGTTTTGCGCTTTCTAAGCGTTCCTCCTGATCCATCTTCTCCAGATCAAGCATGGTTTTGGCTTCCGCCTTTTGTGCATCGACTTGGACTTTGGCCATGTCGGTCTGCGCCTTAGCCGCCGCCTGCTGTTCTTTGATCGCCAACTCTCGTTGTTGCATCTGAATCACAGGATCTTGCGACTGCTTGGCGTTTTGCTCTGCTTGCGCCATCATCTGGGCCTTACCTGTAAGCTGTTCTGCGGCAGGCACCGCCAGTCTGGATATACGCAGTTCGATATCTTCAGGTAGCTTCTCTTCTGGGCCGGGAAGCTCCACGCCCAGTTCCTTCTCAATCTTGGACCTGTATAGAAACGCTACATGTTCTGCAATGTGGGCGGCAAAAGCGGCCTCTATGGCCTTCTTGTTGGGCGCTCTGGCAACCATCTTCATAATGTCAGGGTTCTGCATTGCCGCCATGTGGACTTGGATGTGCGCTTCGTGATCCTGATATATAAACGCCTTCACTGGGTCTCCAGTGATGATGTTCATATTCTCTGTGACAGGGTCCGTAGGCTTGATATCGTCCTCTGTTGGAACAATCTTGTCCGCGTCCTGAATGCCCAGAACGTCTAACATCTGGCGGTGAAGCAGTGGCATGTCATACATCTGGGGTGCCTGAGCCGCCAACTGCAACGCCGCCTGATACTGCATAATCCTTTGTGCCATCGTCCCCGCATTGGGGTCACTAACAGGGATAATGTCTACCCGATCATCAAAGTCTGTGGGGACAATCTGCCCATCGCCCTCCTCATAGGGATAAACCTCTGGGCCATAGTCCCTGACAAGCTCCGACAATATCTTGAGTTCTTTGGAGACTGCGGCATGGACACGGGCCTGTACCGCGCTCATCACCTTCATCTCACGCTCTAACACTGCGAGTGTGGTGCCAACCGGCGCTTCTCCGTTGATGTCTGAGGCTTTGACATCTGCCGCTGACGCGAATCGACGCCCCTCATTCACAATATCACCCAGCAACTGGTAGAGGACGTTGCTTGGCTCCTTGTATGGCAGGAAAGTGATGTTGTCACGGATAGCACCACCCGGAACGTCTACGTCACGGAACTCTCCGGGCATGATTGGCGTATCATCACCCTTGATTCTGAGTCCTCTGGACTTCAACCCTCCCGGTAGGTTGGCAAGTGTTCCAGCGTCTACCAACTGTCGGAGCAGGGATGTTGCCGACTTGGATAGACCGCCGATCATGTGTACCAAGCCGAACCCGTAAAATCCCAGCCCCGGCAGATACTGGTAGTGGACATAGTGATCCCGCTTCATTTTCTTGGGATCGTTTTCGTACCAGTTGCGCCGTATCGACAGGATCGTTCGTGATGACTTGTCAATGGTAATAACATAGGGCAAAGCAATACCCGTAGGCTTGCCTTTGTCCGTGTCCTCAAACCCCAGCAGGTCGATGTCAACGTGCATCTCCAGCAAGGTGTGCCTATGGTCAAGCTCGTAGTTGTCCGAGTCTCCCGTCATCCGGTCATATTTCTGCTGTATCTCAGAAATGTCCGGTGTTGGTGCAGGCAAGTCTATATCTGAATAAAACCCAGCAACTTGTAACTTCCTGATTTCATTGGAAGTTTTCTTCATCACATGGGTGGCACGTTCACACGTTGACAAGTCAGACGCACCATAGCTGACCACAAAATCCTCTGCTGGCACAAACATGGCGCAGGGTCTGCCCATACTTGGGTCAAAATAGACTTTGCGGAATGCAGAGCCTGCGATTGGCAGGGAGAACAACAGCTTCTCTGTCTCCGTCCTGTACTCCGTCATACGCTGGGTAATCAGGTAGTTTAGGTAGTTCTGTACTCTGTGCGCCTGCTTGGTCTTTTCGTCGTCTATCTTACCGACGATAGTGGTCTTTACAGGCCCACTGGCAGGATATATCTCCTGTATGGTCTGAGCTTGAAAGCGAATAACCGCCTCAGACAGCATCGGGTGAAAGACGCCACAAGCGCCCTCCCACGGTGTAGACCTGTCCTCAAACTTTAGTCCTAACAAGTCAAGACCACGGACATAGGAGTCTTCCCAATCCGCACGGCTCATCCGGTCAGCGTCAAACTGCCCGACAAGCTCGCTCGCAAGACTATCTAGGTCTCGCTCATCCATGTACTCCGCTAGGTTGGAGCCATGATCAACACCCATAATGGCAGGCATATTCGGATCGAAATCAATAATCATGCCCCCGTCTTCGTCCATCACGCTGACAGACTCAGGGTTTTCGATCACGATCTCTAGCTCTTCGCCTGCCCCTTGAGGGCTGAAGGGTGTTGCTACGCGGTCAATTGCCACCTAGCCTTTGCCACCCTTGGTGTTCATCTTGTTCTTCATAGCCGTGCCGCCGTATCTCATCCCCGGCATCTTTTTCTTGGCACCGCCTGCCATGCCGCCTTTGCTCATGGTTCTGCCGCCTTTAAAGTAGCCCTTGGTCTTGGGGAGCATTGCTTGGCCTCCACCGGCCTTGCCTTCACCGTCAACCGTGAAAAAGGGCACCTGCCTTCCGGTGTCTGGGTCTTTCACCATCTTCAGCTTGTCGCCTTTGCCACCTGACGACATGCCCATTCGCATTTTGCCGCCCCTAGGGTTCATCTTGTTTTTCATCGTCCTCACCTGCGTATAAGTTGTCGAATACTCTGTTTACGTCCAGCGTATAATCCAAGTCCGACTTGGAGTAGTGAATGTGCTGTGACGGCCTAAAGTCCGGTGCGCCCTCTCCCGTTGACCACCATGCTGGGTGTGTCACCCGTACACGGTTGTTGGGTAGCGCCACAATGTTGCCTGTCCACGGGCCTGCATCCAGAAGCTCCATCACATGACTCTGTTTGTGCTGGGCAGGGTCATCTGCGATCTCGTTATCTGTGTAGTCCACCGTAAACATATACTTTGCAGGGTAAAACTCCCCGTCTATCTTGGCGATCCAAGGGCACGGCGTTGCCCTATCAAGGACATAAACGCTGTGCTCCCTAGATGAACAGTCCCACGGCTGGGCCGCGTAGACCGGCATCGGCTCGGGCCACTCCTCAAAAGGGGTGTCTCCGACCAAAGCAGTGATGGGCATCCTTGCCCACATCGCGCCTCCGTGGATGTTTGGCTCGTCGTTGTCATAGGTTTCAGCGCCAGTGAATATGATCTGGAAGCTGAGACACCGACAAGGCATCGTTGTAACCGCAATCGCCATAGCGTGTAAAAACTCGCCGTGGTATTTGCTGTGGTTGTGCGTGTATTCGCGTCTTACCCAGCACTTGAAGTGTGGGATGTTGCTTTGCAGAAAGGCCATAAACCCTCAGTAGTAGTTGGCGACCCTCCCGTGGGGGTCAAAGTCATCTTCCTCGTCAGTGTGGAGCGATACGAAACCGCCCTGTCTGAAACGGAGAAGTGCTTGCGTTGAAGAGTCCACAAGGTCGTCATGCTCCCCAGCAGGGAACGCGGCAAACTCCTCAATGACTTCTTCAGCGAATCGTGTCTCTGGCGCCCATACGTTGCCAGAGGCAAACAAGTCAGCAACAGCGTTAACCCTTGCTATCTTGTCGTTACCACGCGAGGGGGTGTATTCCGAAACCGGAATCCCCATCGCCCGTAGCTCGAATATAAGCGGCATCCCTGCCGCCTTTCCTTCCACGATAAATGCGTCTGGTTGCATCTCGCTCCACATTTCATAAGCCGTTTTCTTTAGCTCAGGAAACTCCAGACGTTCCTTGTAGGCATCCAATAGGATGATATTCGGCTGTGATATGCCGTCATCGTCGGGGTGATAAAACACGCCCCACGTTGTGCAGGCAGAGTAGTCTGCCCGTTGGGTTTTCAAGAAAGCTGTGTCCCATGACTGAATCACGAAATCACATTGCGGCGGATAGTCAGGCTCCCACCTTTTCCACCATTCTCTCTTGATCAGTGCGCCTTCTTCGGCGGTTGGGTTTTGCTGGTACTGCGCGTTCCACTTGGGGGAGGGCAGTTCGCTCCGCAGAGCCTCAAGCTCCGTTTGGCTCCAGAACTCAGGCCACAGGGGTTTTCCTGATGGCATGATGGCTGGAAACTCTATTAGCTCCCACTCATCGGAACCAACCCGTTGAGCAGAAGACTTAATGATCTTGCCGGTCAGATCACGCATGTGCCAGCGTGTCATCACAATAACGATAGCGCCTCCCGGCTGGAGACGCTGTCGAGGCCCAGATGTGTACCAGTCATAGGTCCGGTCAAACACAGATGGGTCTGCTGACTGGCCCTCTTGTTCTGAGTGAGGGTCGTCAATGATCAAAAGGTCGGCACCTTTACCTGTTACCGCACCGCCAACACCGATAGCGAAGTATTCGCCGTTCTTGTTGGTGCTCCATCGTCCCGCCGCTTTGGAGTCTGCCCTTAGCTGTAGATTGGGAAAGACCTTCTTGAAGTCATCCGAATCCACAAGGTTTCTGACCTTTCGGCCAAAGCCCACTGACAATTCAGCGGTGTGCGCCGTCTGGATAATCTTTTTCTCAGGCATCTGGCCCAAAAACCACGCTGGCAACAAGAAAGAGGCAAACTCTGACTTGGTGTGCCGTGGCGGCATGTTTACGATCAGGCGCTTCAGTTCGCCTCTGGCAATGCGCTCAAACGCCTCTGCCATGATCTTGTGGTGTCTGCCTTCAATAAATGCGGGCCACACATGCTTCACAAAACCCATGTAAGTGTTTTGAGCCTTCTCAATTTCTTCCGCTTGCTTGGCTTTTTCTAAAAGCTCTGCCGCTTTAAGCCTCATCTCCGGAGGTGCGCCCTTTAGCTTTTTGGCTAAATCGGGCGTGATTAGGTCTGACATTACGCCATCCGTGCTGTTTTAGTGCGCTTGAATGACCTGTTCTTTGATTTAGATGCCACCTTCAGGTTGCTCTTTTTGTTAGAGCCGCCCTTTGCCAGTGGCTTCTTGTGACCTACGTCCTTGCCGTCACCCTTCTTGACCTTGCCTTCCTTCTCCATTAAACGCCTAGCGGCTTTTCGCTTGTCATTGTTTCGGCGCTGTTTTGGGCTGGATTGGTAGTTGTCGTATTCCTTGCGGTAGTTACGGCGCATTTTAGTAGCCGAACCCGCCTCCAAAACCGCCTTTGCCGCCTCCCATTGGTCGCATCCTTCCGCCTTTGCCGCCACCAAACCTAGGACGCTGATATCCGCCATAAGGGCCAAAGCCCGTGGAGTATCCAGACATCAAACCACGGTTAGGCATATATTGTTGAGACATCTGCGGCGGTTGGTATATTGTTGGTTGCATCATGGGTTGCATGAAATTCATCATACCCATTGGCTGTGTCATGCCATACGGCAGTCCAGAGTAAAGCTGATTGCCGGTGATGTATTGGCCGGGAATCCTGCCGCCCTTTCCGGGGAACCCTCCTCCGGGGAATCCGGGCGGCATAGGTGGCATCCCGCCGCCTCCCGGTGGAGGTGGTGCATCGCCTCCGGGGGGTGGAGGAGGCATTCCGGTGTCTGGCTGATACTGGCTTGTATCAGCACCATATGCGATGTTGGCGTAGGTGCCATCGTCCTGTAGGAATGGGGTGCCTGATCGGTCTATGCCCAGAGAATCTAGGTACGCCTGATAGTCGTTACTCTGACCTCCGCCATCGCCACGCCTGTACGCAGACTGAACGAGCCTGCCTCTAAGCTGTTCCGGTGTCAGGTTTCCTGCGTCAAGCTGGCTTCTGTACTGACCAAAGCCGCCTTCAAGTTGGCCTGTCTCTGGGTTGAATCTTCCCCTTGCAGGTCTTCTGCCAAACAACGCCTGTGTCGCGTCAAATACGGGGCCACCTGACTGAGAGGCATCGTAGTAAGACCTGTCAGTGCCTTGAGCGCCAGCGATGATGGCATCTCTTAAAGTGGCATCTGTCAGGTCGCCTGACCCTAAGCGTCCTGCAAAGTAATCAAGCCCCGGTTGTTGCGCCTGACGATTGAACAATTCTTGGTAATACTGTTGTATCAGGGGGTTAAAGTTGCCCTGCTGTCCGGTTGTGCCGCCAGCATCAACAGTGGCGTCTCCTGTTGGAAGAACGCCGGGATTGTCCAAGCTCGCGGCAAGACCATATGTGTCGTAATTCTGGCCTTCTGCGGATTCGTTGACCGCCTGACGTATATCGGCAAGACTCATGCCTGAGTCAACCCAGCCCTGAATGAAGTTGTCTGCGCCGCCCCTGCCTAGCTCGTCCTGATATATCTGCTGTACATCAGCCGCTGTAACTGCTTGCGTCTGGGTTGAGCCTGTATCTGCACCGGCTGTGGTTTCAGACGGCGTGTCCATTGTCACTGCCGCCCTTGCTGGGTTTACCTCTCCAGTTTCTGCATACGCAATCCCCTCTTGAGAGCCAGCTATTTGAGCATCAAGCTCTTCCAGAGTCAGGTCTTGACTTGCCCAAAATATAAGGTTTTCGGGCTTGGGTAGTCCACCAAGACGCTGTTGAAAGATTTTAACTACGTCTGCGGCTGAGTTAGCCATAAACATTCTCCGCTATGGGCGCAAAAAGGGGTTTCCCACTAGGAATATCCCAAGCATAGGAAAGCAACAGCACTAAAACCGTCCTATAAAACAAAAATTAGGAATTTACTGAGAGAAGTCCGTCCTAGAACGCTTGATTACTCAGAACTGGGACATTCCTAGGTAGATTTACCCCCGGATTGTAGAGAATATAGCCCCTTGACAGTAACATGTCTACTGTAAGACGGCTTTTTTTCGATTTTTTTGCAAAAATTTTTCCGCATAGGGACTCCTAGGGCGTTTTTTAGCAAAAATCCCCCCTGTAAGACACTAATACAGTGTGACAGACTTCAAAATTTGCTCATTTTTTGAGCGGATCACTATGTATATAGAAGCGACATGGCCTTAGCTCTAGGG